TACAATGATTTATGCTTATAGGCAACACGAGGCATTGAAAAGCGATAGGTTTTATCTCAGAACTATTCAGGAGGCTGCAAATATGTTTGACGATGCTACGCTGCAATACGTTCCGGAGCCTAGGGATATTTTTGTAGATATTCAGAAAGCAAATAACTTGGACGGCCTGCGCAGAATTAAGCGATGGATCAAAGAAGGATTATACGAACTACAAACAGAAAAGATATGACACCAAAAGAAAAAGCAAAAGAATTAATATTAAAACATTTGCGTGTTAATCATGGCTTTAATGTACATATTGCAAGGCAATGCGCATTGATTGCAGTTAATGAAGTAATTGAGGCTTTACACGAGCATCATTGGCAAAATAGACTAATAATAGATTATTGGGAAGAAGTAAAACACGAATTAGAAAAGATATGACACCAAAAGAAAAAGCAATAGAGCTAGTTGACAAGTTTATGGAGCATACCGTTGAGTGGGATCAGGTAACCGAATATGCTTTCGATAGCGAATACCACGCTAAGCAATGCGCCTTGATCGCAGTTGATGAGATAATTAAAAACGATACAATTTTTTTATATGTACATCATTTGGATTTTTGGAAACAAGTAAAACAAGAAATAAATAACCTATGAATCAAGAACAATACTCAGAAGCGGTAAAACGCAATTTAGAAAAGCTAATCGTATTAACTGCAATCCTTCCGGTGTTAGGAGATTATATCGAAGATTTAAACGATGCTAACGTATTTAAGCATAACATCAAACGCAAGGCCGCAATGTTTCTGGAGGAGATCCAAAAGACGGATAGATTGATCATTAACTATTCTGATCCTAAAGCAATGGAGCAGCAGGTAGATATCCAACGCGCGTTTCGTGTTTGGGTGAAAGAAAATTTCAGCTTTGACAAATTATTAGAAGAATAGTTATTATATTTGTTTCGGCGGGCAGGCCAAGAAAAACATTATTGAAAGCTCTTTTGGTGAGTACCGCTGCCTCGGGAAAACTGAAAGGGCTTTTTTATTTTAAGGCAGTAAGATGAGTGAAAGAAAAGCAGTTAAATTTTATCGTAGTTATTGGGAAGTAGCTATGGAACTAAACGACAAGGATAGACTTGCGTTTTATGACGCAGTTATGTTGCGTCAGTTTACAGGAAAAGAAAGCGAGTTAAGCGGTATGGTTAAGTTTGCATACATAAGCCAAAAGCACGCTATTGATGCTCAGGTTAAAGGCTTTGAGGATAAAACTAAAACCCCTTTGCAAGACCCTAGACAAGGGGGTACGCAAGGCCCTTCGGTACAAGTAAAAGAGAAAGAGAAAGAAGAATATACTATAGATGAGCGCAAATTAAAATTTGCTGATACATTAAAACCTTTTTTAGAACTTTATGGTAAACAGATGCTAAATGAGTTTTATGCTTATTGGACAGAACATAGCTCTAAAGGTAAAAAAATGAGGTTTGAAATGGAGCGGGCTTGGGGAATTGAGCGTAGATTAGCAACTTGGAATAAAAACGTACAGGAACGCAACAAACCAAAGTTTAACGCACCTACAACAATTATCGACTAATGTACAAACGACTTAAAGACCTAAACGCCGAAATGTTTTCCGTACGTCAACAGGTAGATGTCAAAGGTAAATCAATCGGTTGGGATTGGGATATGCTTCCGTTTACAATTAAAGAAGGAGCTACAACTTACATAGGCGCAGCGCCTGCATCTGGAAAGACGGAGCTATGGTTTGAATTTCTTATAAACCTTTCCTGTTTGCACGGTTGGAATCACGTAATATTCTCACCTGAGACCGGAAGCAGCGCAGAGATATTTGCAGAGCTTTGCTACAAGTATATCGGTAAGCCATACGTACAGGGTAAAAACTCAATGACCAACGGCGAGCAAATAAGCGCTGAGATGTTTGTAAACGAACATTTTATTGTTATTGATCCGATTGATGAGGATTTGACTATAACTAAATTCTACCAACTTGTAGATGAGATTGAACGCAAGGAAGGAATCAGAATCCATACTACAACTATTGACCCGTGGAACGAATTAACGGAAGAATTTTTACCTTCTGATCTGGGCCGCGAAGATAAATATCTCAGCCGTATTTTGGGATTAGTTCGTAAGAACGCGCGCAAGACAGGGCGGCACAACTGCGTTATTAATCACGTTAGGGATCAGCCAATGGTAAGCGCTAAAACAATAGCAGGAACCGACATAAGCTATTTTCCAATGCCAAGCGCTAGAGACTTTGCAGGAGGGCAGGTATGGTTTAGAAAAGGTCTTAGCGTATTAATACCTTGGCGCCCACCGTATGGTCTTCCAGATGCAGACGGTACCGGAGCTGAAAATAATGAAGTACATTTGAAGGTAGCCAAAAGTAAACCGAAAGGCGTATCAAAAAACGGAGTTTATAAATTATTCCTAGATATAGAACGATACCAATATTATATGCTTGATTTTAAAGGCAACCGAGTTTATGCTGATCGCGGCAAAACATATAAACCGGAATCGCAGAAGAAAATACAAATACCAAGAGACGGACAAATGGAAACAACTTCGGAAAAGCTCCGTAGAATGTCACAACAAAACCCTTTTTAAGATGGATTTAGATTTAAAAATACTATGGGCAAAAAACGTACTTTGGACGGTACGCGAAAGAATTAAAAACGTTAGGGAAAAACTCGAAAGGGAAAAGCCGGAAGCGCAGGACTATATCAATGGCGGAAAGGATAGCGAAGCAATGCTACTTAAAACTGAACTTGTTTTAATCGAAATGCAAAACGAAATAATAAGCTTAAACCGCGAACTAAACCAGCTTGCAAAACGCAACGCGCAACTTCGCGTAGCTTATGATGAACTAAAAAACGAACTAAAATTTAAAGACATTGAACTATGAAAATGAAATGCACTTCCAAACGAAAGTTTAAACGCATTATTAGGCAAATGTTTCCTTACGTTTTATTTGACTCGGTTGTTTGGGAAATATACGCTTCCGAGTATTATAATTGCGGTTTAAAAACATATAAAGGAATTAATATAACTTACATTAACAGAGTTTGGTTTAAGCATAACCCGCACCAAATATACATAGCTCCAAAGGGAATGTGGGCATTACCAAAAAACGAATTAACATTTAAAGACGTTGAATTATGAACATCTTAGAACTACACGCAGGAAGCAGGTCTATTGGTAACGAAGGCGATAAAAGAGGACATAATGTCTTTTCAGTTGATTGGACTGATTATGCAGGTATTGATTTAGTTATTGATATAGAAAAGTTGCATATTCAAGATGTTCCTTTTGTTCCGGATATGATTTGGACAAGTCCAGATTGTACTACTTATTCAATAGCTGCAATCAGCCACCATAGAAACGGAACTGAACCGTTAAGCGATTATGCTAAAAAATGCGATGCGGTTAATTACCATCAAATTGCTTTGATTAATATGTGGTTAAAAATCAATCCTAACTTAAAATTCTTTATTGAAAATCCCAGGGGAATGATGCGCAAAATGCCATTTGTAAAATCAATAGATAGGGCAACGGTTTGGTATTGTACCTATGGAGATGACCGAGCAAAGCCAACAGATATATTTACCAATCATTTATTTTCTGTTTTTAATACAAAAGGTTGGATACCAAAACACGAATGCCATAACGGTAATAAAAACTGCCACCATCAAAGCGCGCCAAGAGGATCTAAAACAGGAACGCAAGGAAAATCCGGAAGCTATGAACGTTCTAAGATTCCGCAAAAATTAGTTGAAGAAATAATTAAAAGCGTAGAAAATGCCCAGATGTAAAAACTGCAAAGACAAGTTTGAACCTGTGCGCTTTAACCAAAAGTTTTGTTTAGATCCGCAATGCGTTGCAGTTTGGGTATCTGAGGCTAAAGATCAGAGCTGGAAAAAGACGAAGAAGAAAATGCAGTCAGAAATTGAAACCGTACAGGAACTGATGAAGGCAGCGCAAATAGTTTTCAATAAGTATATCCGGATCAGGGATAAAGACAAACCGTGCGTTAGTTGCGGTTCTAAGCTAGGCGATAAATTCGATGCTGGACATTATTTTAGTTCTGGAGGACATAAAGCGGTTACATTCGATGAAGATAACGTACACGGCCAATGCGTAGCCTGCAACCAATGGAAACACGGAAACCTGATCAACTACCAACTAGGAATACAGGAGCGCATCGGAGCAGATAGATTAATTCAGTTACACGAAAAAGCTAACGAGACGCGTAAGTACACCAGAGAAGAACTCCGCAACCTGATCGCAGTTTATAAGGAAAAAATAAAAAAAATGTAAAATATTTTATTCGGACTTGTTTTATATTAAAAAAATATATTATATTTGTCGAAACATTTAAACAAAACAATATGCACAATTTACAATTTATCCAAGAGTTAAAAAATTCAGATCTTGAAAGCTGGATTTTAGTTCAACGTGCTTACCAAGAATTTTCGCAACGAGAAGATATTATGGAATGCGGATTTAATAAGATGTCCGGTTACGTTTATATCGCGCTAGAAAACGGAGTACAAATAGCTTCCTGCTTTGGTAACCCTGTTGAGTATATCGTATATCAACACGAACAAGACGAAGAAGAATTTTTCGATACATACGCAGAAGCAATTAATTCGTACAAAGAATGAAATATACATACCTACCCGACACGCATACTATATTTGAATCTAACGGTGAGCTGCATTTAGTATCAGAAAACAGAACCGTCATAATTAACTGCGAAACGCTTTACAATGACCTTCCCTTTATTATTGAGTTAGTATTAAAGGCCAGAGAAGAAAGAACAGAACTAATCGAAAAAGAATTAATCAAAGTAATAACCAAAAAAACAAAAATGCAATGAAAAATCTATTTAAACATTTAGCAGCCTTCCAACAAGAAGTACCTGTAATTCACAAAGCTACTCAAGGCTTTGGCTATTCTTACGCTGATCTTCCAGCTATCTTTGAAAAAATTAACCCGTTGTTAGCTAAACACGGGCTAGGATTCACTCAGTTGATTGAAACTATTGAAGGCGCTAACTACATTAAAACTATCGTATACCACGCTGAAACAGGCGAGAACCTAACAAGCAGCGTATTGATTCCTTACGTTCAACTCAAGGGTATGAATGATTATCAAGGCTTTGGCTCTGGGGTAACTTACTACCGCCGCTACGCATTGAGCGCTGCACTTGGTTTGGTTACGGACAAAGATACAGACGGATCAGGAGAGCAAGTAAAAAGCGAAAAGAAACTACCTGCTATTGATGCTAAGCGCTTTCAAGAGGCCGTTAAGGCAATCGGAGCAGGAACGTTTAACAGAGCTAACTTAGAGAAGCATTTTAGCTTAACTGCTGAGCAAACTGAAATACTAAACGCGCTATAATTTAAAACTAAAACGTTATGAGAAAACCAAGTAAAAGCACAACATCGCATTATTTAAATTTTCTAAAAGACTTAGAGTATGAGTTAAATTCATTTAACCATAAAAATATTGCGAGATTTCCTATAAAACATTCTGTAACAAAAGCATGGCCTAGTTTTTTGATAAATAAAAAAATAATTTATAAAGACAATTATGGTTGTTATAGATGGAATGAAAAAATACCAGCATCTATAAAAATTGTTAGTCAATTTAGAAAAGAAGTAGCTGAAAAAAATGCGTTAAATAAGGTAAACAATAATGAATTAATCAATCAGCAAAAAATAAATTTTAATCAAGAAGATAAAAAAGAAAAAGCATACAATAGGAAAGATTGGATAACTATAAATGCTGCCAAAGAATTTTACGGAAAATCTGAAACTACTATACGTAATTTAGTTAGAAAACTAAAAACCGAAAATAACCCAGCTTTACAAATTGGCAAAAATATTAACGGTAGGGATATTATTAGGTTTAATAGAAATTATTTAGATTCTATTTATTCAAAAACACAACAAGAAACAATCGTTAAAAATGAAAGCAAGCAAGAACTTGGATTGATTCGCAAATTTTTAAAATGGATTTACTAATGAAAGTAAGAGCAAGCGCCCTAGCAAAAATGATGGCTACTCCCAGATCAAAAGGGGAGCTGCTTTCACAAACTGCAAAAAGCTACATTAAAGAAGTAGTGTTACAGGATAAGTATGGTATTTACAAAGAGTTTAATTCCAGATATACGGATAAAGGCAACCAAACAGAAGATGAAGCTATACAGTTAGTTTCTGAGGTAATGGATTTAGGATTCGTACTAAAAAACGAAGAAAAGTTTGAGAACGAATTTATCAAAGGAACTCCTGACGTAATTACAGAAAATCTAATCATAGATACTAAGGTTAGTTGGTCGGCTGCTACGTTTCCATTCTTTGAGGATGAGCTACCAAATTCCGACTACTATTGGCAGATGCAGGCTTATATGTGGTTGACCGGCAAGCGCGCAGCAGTTGTAGCTTATTGCCTGATTAATACGCCTTATTTAATTCTGGAGGATGAGATACGCCGCGAGCATTGGAAGCAGAACGTAATCGGAGAAAGAGACGAGATACGCGCATACGTAGAAGCTCAACATAACTTTGATCACATACCAAAAGACGAAAGAGTAAGGCTATTTCTAGTAGATTACAACGAGCAGGATATTGAACGCGCTAAAGAAAAAATACAAATAGGATGTGCATTATACAACCAACTAATGAACCAATGAGAAAGAAAGTAAACCGGTATTTTATAGCTACAATAAATATTCACGATGAAAATTTTGAGTTATTAGAAGAACGCATAAAAGACCTGATGCAGGAAATGCGAGTACACTACATAATCAATTACAGTAATCAGGATCCGGTTTTAATTCAAGAGGTAACAGAGCTGGCATTTAAAGACGAACTTTCCCAATTTAATTAATATGAAAGAGTTTATTATAAAAGAAATTCTCGATAGATACGAGAAAGCTATACAGGAAGTAATTTACTACAAACAAAGAGTAGAAAGACACGAGCAACAAATAAGAGCTGCTAACAGAGAAAATATGCAGTTAAAATCAGATAGGCATTTTCTTGAAGCGCAATTAGACGAACTTAAAAAACAAAGCAATGAACCAGCAAATTGAAGATCCGATTGTAATGGCAGTTTTAGCTAAATACGCAGAACGCTCACAAAGAGGGATAGAGAAGTACGGAACTATGTTAACACGAACTGATTTGAACCTCACCGATTGGTTGAATCATCTCCAGGAAGAGCTGATGGATGCCACGCTCTACATTGAGAAGCTGAAGCAAGATGTCAAATCAAACAAGGATAAGGGGTAAAAATTGCCACATATCTAAACACGAAATGTAATAAGGGATAGGCGCAACAACTCCTGTTTTCAATAGAACGCTGACGGCTCGGAAAGACGAGCAACATAGTCAGGTGGCGGAATGGTAGACGCTAACTTCATAACCTGGTCCGGGGTAGATAGGTGACAAGAGGACGTAAAACAATAGGGTACTTATCAAATGCAGGTTCGAGTCCTGTCCTGACTACTAACTAAACAACAAGAACAATGACAACAGCAGTAGAATGGTTAGTGCATGAATTAGCTTTAGATTGCACAACTGACCACAAAGATGAAATTCATAAGGCTATTGAAATGGAGAAGGAGCAGAAAGGTTATAGCGAGGAAGATGTAATTAAATTATTAACACAAAGGTCTAAACATTTTGGCACAAACGTTAAACCTTTTCAAGAATTACTCCTTAAACAAGACTTAGAATGGTTTGAACAATTTAAACAACAAGAACAATGAAGATAGAAATAACACACTACGGCAACAAAGCAAGTTTTGAATTTAACCACGAAGATGTGGAGCTTGTAGATTTATTGTACCACATCGAGCAGTTGATTCGATTGACTGGCTATTCAATCAATGGAAAATTAGAAATCCAATGAAATACGAACTAAATGTAAAATCAGACCATTGGCGAAGCTGCTACACAATCAGACTGAAGTACACTTCAGGCGTTGAGAAGTACCGCACGAACCGCTTACCAAAATACGAATTTGAATCGATGTTGAATTACACCAATGAAGATTGGGAGAAATACCTTGACACATCTGAAAACTATAACCTTGTAAAATGAGACCAGACCAAGAATATCTTGCAGCAATCTGCACAATGCTACTTGTAACTGCAGTAGTAATTATTTTAGTAATCAAGTTAATTTTTAGTATATAATGGAAAACAAAACAAACACAGGAGCAATCTTTAAGAACGACAAAAAGACGAATGAGAAACAACCCGACTACAAAGGAAAGGTAAACGTAAACGGCAAAG